GACCCCGCAGGCAGAGGAACAGCTTTTACGTTACAAGGCCGTTTGCCGGGACGTGTGGCCGGAGCGCCGCTGGGTCTTGGTGCAGGCGGTGAGGAACTGGCGGGCGGGCGTGCCCTACTGGGTGGTCGGTCCGGGCAGTTGGGAGCGAGCAAGGCGCATGGTGGCCTGGCACTTCCAGGCAGCGTAAACAAGGAGACAGAGTGTAATGAAGCCAATGATCTGTATTGTGATCCCGCTGGGTGCAGCGCCCGGATACCCGGACCAGGGCCTTCCTCAGCCTCCAGGCACTGGCATCTGGCCAAGCCCGGGGCATCCGGCTCACCCGATCGCACCCGGCGGACAGCCTGGCCATCCGGATCAGGGTCTCCCGCCTGGTGCAGGCCATCCGAGCCACCCGATCGCTCTGCCTCCGATGCCTGTGCATCCGGAGCACCCGATCGCGGGAGTAGGCGGGACACCGGAGCACCCGATCTACACGCCTCCAGCACCCGGCGTGCCTTCGCACCCGATCTATATCCCGGGCACGCCGACGCATCCGATCGCGCTGCCGCCTGGGACGGTGTGGCCACCGCTCCCGCCGAACGCAGGGGAAGGCCCGGGCGTAGTGGTCGTTCTCGCCTGGGTACCGAGTGTCGGCTACCGCTGGGTGGTGGTTGACACCGGGCAGCAGCCGGATCAGGGCCTGCCGCAGCCGCCACCAGGGCCGGACCAGGGCCTGCCGCAGCCTCAACCGCCGTCGGCACAGCCGAGGCGCCGGTAAGTCCGCCCGAAGGGCGTGCGATAGGTACGCGAGTGAACGTAAAAGGAGATTAGAAAATGAAGAGGCTTCTGTTTGGTGCTATCGCTGTTGCCGCGCTGGCCCTTGTTCAGCCAGCCGCAGCCGACGTTATCATCACCTACGGCCAGTCGGGCAGCGGAAACACGATCACCGGCACGGCTAGCGCCACTGGGACAGTCTGGGGCGGCACGGACATCCCTGTCACCGTGACGCAGATCGCACCGAACGGTCCGGCTACGCCGTTCAGTGCCTTTTTGGATGTCAGCGCGCACTCGATCGGCGGCGCGAACACTGTCGGGCCGTTTATCACCCAGGAGTTCGCTGGGACTTTCAGTATCTGCTCGACGGCCGCTGGCTGCGCCGTCAATTACCTGTCGGGCAGTTTTTCTGACGGCGCGCTGACCGCGAATGGAGCAGTGCAGATTGTCGTCGCAGCGCCTGACGTGACGTTCACCTCGAGCGTTATCCAGGCACTTGGCGAGCCCAACGCGCTCGGGTTCTCGTTTACTAACGTGGCGCCGCCGGTCAGCCTGGTGGCCTGCACGGCGAGCAACCCTGGCTGCAACACTGGGCAGACGATCAACAGCTTTACAGCTTCCGTCTCTGGCAATGCTTCGGCATTCGAGGTTCCCGAGCCGGCCTCAATTGCCCTGTTCGGGGCTAGCCTGCTCGGCCTCGGCGTTCTGCGCCGGCGGAAGAAGGAGGGCCTTGTAGCGTAGCACCGCGTGTACAAACTCGTAAATAGGAGGTGAGCATGGCAGAAACTACAGTACCGCCCCGAGCCGGCCCGCAGCCCAACCGTAGCCCGGTTTCCGGCAGCGGCCCGCAGCAGGAGCAGCAACGCGCAGCGTTCGATCCGGAAACGGGAGCTTACATGGAACCGGAGCAGCCGGAAGACATTCTGGAGGCCCGCCGGCGCGTCGCGGAGTGGGACTGGGAGAAGGAACCGAGGGATTGGTCGAGCGTCCCGACGTATTTTACGCCGGAGGCACCACCTCCGAAGCCGCGTGTGGGCGGGTATACATCGAAGTCGGGAGAAACGATTGCTTTCGCTGGTACGACGGATGAGACTCGGGCACTGGCGGCGCTGAAAGTGCTGAAGAATATGGGCTATACGGCAGACCCGGCGGATCTGCCGATCCCACCGCCAGCTGGTACGACGGCGACTTCGCTTCAGGCAGGAATGACGACGAACCGGGCTACTGGCGTTCGGAGTGGTCCGTAAGGATGGGTGGAGGTCTTCCTGGTCTTGGCCCGGCACAGCCGGGCCAAGTTCCGCTTGATCAGCTTCTTACAGGACTGATCAAGGCTCCGCTTACGCAGAGCGCGCCGGCGATGTTCTCTGGAGGTGACCCGAATACTTCGATGCAGATAGCGAACCAGGTAACAGCGCCGCAAGCGCAGCTGCCTACGCCGACAGGGCCGAACCCCGGCGCGCCGACTGGCCCGCAGATGAGGCCGGGGGCTCCGCCGGCCGGGCACGCACCTCCAGGCGTTGTCCGGCCGGGTATGCCGCCTTCTCCGCCGCAAGCACCGTACATGCCGACAGGTGGGCCGGTAGGACCGAGCCAGTATACGTTTGACGTGTCGAAGCTGGCTCCGCAACTGGCCGGCCTGGGTGGACGGCAGTTCACTCCGCCGATCAGGCAGACGAACTTCGGGATGTAGTATGCAATTTTATACAGCAGAAACGATAAACAGATTTGAAGCACTAATAGCATATATCCCGTTTCACTCTTGTTATGAGTGGCTGGGACCTAAAAATGCAAATGGTTATGGTACTTTTACTATTCGTGATGCTGGTGGACAGCATTTGGCCCATAGGGTAGCGTATCGCATACACAACGGAGCTATTCCAAATGAGCTTGGAGTACTACATAGTTGTAATAATCGTGCATGTGTCCGCATAGAGCATCTTATGGCTGATACACAAGCACGAAACATGTATGATGCTTCTGTACAAGGACGTATGTACAAGCTGACAAAAGAACAGATATCTGAAATATTAAAGCTGTATGTGCCGTATAAGTATGGACAAATGAAACTTGCAAAACAGTTTGCTGTGTGCGAAAATACTATTATGGCAGTTCTACACAGAGCTGGAGTGAGGTCGTGGAGACAGCGTTAAAGGGAGAAGCACTTCTTTCTACGTTAGCAGCTCTATCTGTTAAAGAGCGTGTCTCCGCATGTTATGATGACCCAGTTCTCTTTTGTAGGTACTATCTAGAACATATGTTTCCCGCTCCTATACCTCCGGTACACAGAGGGCTGCTTGCAATTTTGACAAGACAGACTGCTTTTTTAGAGGCATATGGAGATATAGACTGGATTATTGATAACTTTATAATGGAACGAGATGGAAAAACGTATAGGATCTTTGAACGAGGTGCAGATGGGATACTTAGGATGTACTTGGGAACCCACACCTTGGTTCTACTACCTCGAGGTTTCTCTAAGACAACTATTTGTGGCATCGCTGATAGTATCAGAGATATCTGCTATCAGCTTGTTCAGCTTTCAGCTTATGTTTCTCACGCCGCCCCTCACGCTGAAACACAACTTGAGAATGTTAAAAGAGAACTCGAGGCGAATACTCGCATCCTCCACGACTTCGGGATACTTAAACCAGAGCGTTCGACCGGGAAGCATTGGTCTGTTGACATCTTTGAAACCACGAACTCCTGTGCTATGGTCGCGAGAGGTGCGGGAGCGCAGATCAGAGGTCTTAACCTTCAAGGAATACGACCACAGAAGGTGAAGGTCGATGATGTGGAGGACCGAGAAAGTGTTTCAACTGAAGAGCAGCGGAAGAAAATGCGCGTTTGGGGGTATGGGGATCTACTTCCATGCCTACCTGCGCTTGATCCTCTTGCTGCTATGGTTGTTATTGGTACTGTTCTTCATCCAGCAAGTCTATTGATGACTTGGGCTAACGACCCGAAGTTCAGTGTGATACGGTTTGGAGCCCTTGATCGGGCTGGGAAGCCGATTTGGCCCGAGAATATGTCGGTAGAGCGGCTGGAAGCAGAAAAACGGAGCTTCACGCGAGCGGGAGAGCTATCAACTTTCTACCTGGAATACCATAATCAGGTCCGAGCAGAGGAAACTCAGATCTTCCAGCAGCGGTTTTTCCGCTACGGGCCGCCCACGCCGGAAGATGGCTCCCTGATTTGGGCAGTTTACTGCGATCCGGCCATCTCAGAGGCAAAACGTGCAGATAGCTCGGTGGTCTATGCCGTTGGAATGTCGCTTAAAACCGGTAGGATCTTCGTTCCGGCACCTTGGGCGCAGAGAGGCGCGAAACCGAGAGATATTATCGACGCATTCTTCAATTATAGCAAGCGCTACGGCGCATCTCATCACGGAGTGGAGGCAAATCAGTATCAGGCGGCGCTGATACACCTCATTAGGGCGGAAATGTTCAAGAAAAAGCACTACTTCGACATTCTGCCCATCATACATGGCTCTAAAACATCGAAGTATACGCGGATTAAGGGCGTTTTGCAGCCTCGGTACAGCAACGGGTATATTCAGCACTACGTACCGATCCCGGAGCTTGAAAGTCAGCTCCTGGACTTCCCATCAGGGGTGCACGATGATCATCCTGACGGCTTGGCCGGGGCTATCGCGCTCCTCGATCCTGTTGCGGGGGCTGGATCGGGTAATGAGGACGAAGTTCAGGAAGACCCGGTTGATACAGAGGAATTTAATGAGGGTTGGCGGGTAGCGCCATGATGGAACATTTCACAGAAGCGCATTTGGTTCGCTTTTGGAGCATGACAGAGTGGAAAGACGGTCATTTGCTCTGGACTGGCTATATAAGGCCGAATGGCTATGGTGCTTACGTGTTTCGTAGGCGGCCAGAACGAGTTCATCGCGTGGCGCTGACAATTTATCTCCGCAGAGAGATAGCCCCCGGCAAGCACGCGCTCCATACGCGAGATTGTACGAAACGGCACTGTATTTGTTTTGAGCACCTCTACGAAGGAACTCGTAGCGACAATATGCAGGATATGTTCGCTATGGGTAGGCAGAATACTCGGCAATCTCGAGGGCCTAATTGGAGGCCTAATCACTGGAGGGTAGCACCATGAGCGGAGGCTGGTTCGATGATATCGGCTCTTGGGCTGGCCGGCAGAGTTGGCTCCCCGGCTTCCTTGGCGGCGCGGGCACCGCACAAGCGCCCCCTGAGACCTTCGGGCCTATACCGCCAGTGCCACAGCCCAATTCGCGTGGCACGTCTGCGATAGCTCCGGTAGATCCTGCTGTGCTGGATCAAGATGCGCAGCGGCAACGAGTCGGGCAGGCGCTTCTGCGCTATCGGCAGGCGATGCAAACGCAGCAGCCGAACAACAGGATGACTGAGTGGTTTGGACCGAGAAGAGTGCGGTAAATGGCCGGCTGGATTGAAGGGCTTAGCCCGGAGCAGAACTTTCAGTACGACATGCAGTTCTCGCCGGGCTATCGGGATTGGTACAGGGGAATTAACCAAGAGTTTGGTGGTCCGCCGAACCTGGACGCGCCAGAATACGATACGAGAGGTGCTTGGCGTGCGGGCGTGGTGCCAGAGCCGTATGAGCATGCTGGCGGCCGGTATCACTGGCCATCTGGTGCTGAAACGTTAAGAGGGGACGTCACGTTTAAAACTCCACAGCATCCAACGTACTGGATGGAACAGTTTATGCGGGCTTATGGCGTGGACCCGAATGAAGCCTCTCCTGAAACGCTAGCTAATTCACTGAGAAATCCTGCTGTGCCGGTACCCGGCTGGCCGCAAATACAGCCGCGTTCTAGCGATGTTATGCTTAATCGACTCGGAGGGTTACGGTAATGCCGACTCCTGAGGAAGAAGCTGCGGCACAGCAAGCAGCATTACTCGCTGCTTACGGCGCAACGCCTCAGGATAGAGAGAGGATTGGTTTTCCGAACTTCACATATCCGCCAGAGGATCAGCCGGCAGAGCGGTCGGACAGCTTCATGGCTGGTGGGCCGGGCTGGCTACAAGGACTTACTGGCTTGAGATTGCCGCCGACACCGGCGCCGGCTATTCCTCCTGCGTTGGCTACGGCACCGCCGGTTGTGCAGCCTGGTGATTATCAGCACCCGGTCGAGTCGAGGCTGGCGATGCCGACTCAAGAGACGCATACTGAGCCGCCGCCGCTCGTGCTTGATGAGAGGG